ATCGTAGTCCTGCTGTCTTCTTGCTTCAGCGAAATCTCGTCTCATGGCCTCACGTTCAGTCTTAGCCTGAAGCTTGGCTATCTTATAATCGTTATGTGCTTTAAGAAGATCCGCTCTATCCTTCTGCTGGTACTTGAGCTTTTCGAGTTTGCTCTTTTCCTTCAGCTGGTCGAGCTTGGCCTTCTCAACTGCACGCTTATCTGCATAGTCGAGTCTCGCCTTCTCAAGTGATGATTTATCCTTCTGGCGATTGAGCTCATCACTGGCTCTTACCTTATCAACGTCGAGCTGTTTGAGGCGTATATCACGTTTAACATTGTCACGATTCATACGTTCCGCTGCTTTGGTTGACTTGTATTCCTTGTCAGCCATGCTTTCCTGATGACGGTTACTCTCTTTAGCATTACCGTAGCCATAATGTGCTCGTCCTGCTTCAGTCAGTGAACCATCCTCATTCTGCCAACGCCTTCGACCCCATTTCTGCCCGAGGATACCCCAATGATAGAGCTCATTGTCATATCCGAGATAGTTGTCCCAGCGATTCATTTTGAAAGTTCTCCTTGTTTATCACCACATACCAGTAGCTGGATCATAAGTGGGTGCACTGTTTATTATCTGTTGCTGTTGCTCAGCTCTCATACTTGTAATCATAAGTGCTATTGATTCTCCGCAATCATTTATGAGTCTCTGTGCAACCGCTACAGCATCATCATATGAAAGACCATAATTAGCCATATACTCATCACACTGATTACATATGTAATTAGTAAGATCATCACATGCTTTATCAAACTGCGAACCACCGGCAAGACCCAAAACTGCACACTGACCTATATAGTTAGCCGCTGCAATTTTGTTCATTATTTCCGTATACGCCTGGTTAGCAGTCATTCTTTCAGTTTTAGCATGAAGATTGGTTGTAACTATATGACCTCTTTTAGCAGTTCCATAGCCGGCAGCAGCTCTACCCATTCTTTCCTGAGCAGTAGCTCTCTGCATCTTAGCATCCCATTCTCTTGCTAATTTCTGATTAAGGCGAATCTTACGACCGCGCTCTTTCATTTTCTTCTCTGCTTCAGCTGCTTTTTCCTTAATTCTTTTCTTCTGTTCCTCAAGAGTATTCTTAGCTTTCTGTTCTCTTCTTATATAAGCTCCTCTACTCTGTGAACCGTCAGTTTTGCCTGTAGAATTAGAGGCGTATTTATTACGATATCGCTCACGATCAAGCTGTTTCTGGTATTGAGCCTGACTATGACATAAATACCCCTTACCTCTCCATGTCCAGTCCATTATCGTCCTCCATACTTCTTACTCGGTTTCAATCCAAACACTTGGGTTCGGACTTCTTCGATCTTTTTGTAGCGTTCTTCACGCTTCTTCTTACCGTTATCCAAAGCTTCCTTGATTATAGCTCGTCCATTAGCGTGCATCCGCCAGAACTCGTCTATATCAACTCCCTTTGGATTCTCCTGTTTTGTCCATGCCATCACATGCCTCCAAAGCCATAACGATATCCCATATTATTAGGTCTTGTTATAGAATTATAAGACCCGTTAGATGCTTGGTTAAGTTTCTTCTTATAATATGTAAATTCACGAGCATCTTTTCTTGCATCTTCTTCAGACTTCCATTCACCAGTAGCAACAGCTTTCTTACCAATCTTTTCATTAACTTGATCTGTAAAATTATGATAACCTTTTTCTTTAGAAGCAAAGTGATTTACTGTTGCAACTATAGCGCCATTAAGTATAAGACCGCCAATAGCGATAGGTAGAATGGAAGAGGCACCAGCTCCAAGCATAGCTGTTACGGCAGCTTTACCAGCATTTATAGCAGGAATAGCAGTTACAGCTTTAGCTCCGAGTCCTATGGGCGCTAAACCTTCACCTAATATGGCTCCGAGTCCTTTTGTAGCAAGAGGAGTTAATCCTTTTCCTAAAAGACCGCTAATAACCGTTGAGCCGAGTTTTCCACTGACAGCAGCAGTTACAGCGTTAGTGCCATTTATTAAAGCATTTGAAGCTATAGCAGCTTTTTCTGCAGCAACACCAGCTTTTAGCATATTGCCAGCAAGTGTTTTAGCCGCTAAAGTACCTATAAGAGCCGTTCTTGCTGCAGAACCAGCTTGACCTAAATTTTCTTGAGTTAATTCTTTTTCACTCTGAGCAGTAGTATCTTCAAGGTATTTTTCTTTATCGAAATCGCCTAATTTACCGCCATAATATCGTTTCTTACCCTCTTCAGTAAGGGTCCCATCCTCGTTTTGGTAGCGTCTGACACCCCATTTTTGGCCTTTGATACCATGATGATACAGTTCGCCACAATATGTTACAGCGTAGTTATCCCATCTATTCATGGTTAATCGAACACCTCCATGTTTATCTTATATGCTACATATGCGTCCAATGTAGCAGCTACAGAGTCTATCTTTTCCTCTCTTCGCTTCTTGTATAGCTTTCGATTTCCATTCGTATCTTCTAAAGCTATGCAGTTTCCCATAGTAAACTTCATGATCTCCTGGTCAAATATAAGTAACCGCTCACTGGCCAGTTTCTTAAGTTCACCAAGGGGAACACTTTCTGTCTTAACGCCCTGAATGACCTTTGTTATACCGAAGTTTCCATTTTCCGTAGCCCATCGTTCAACAAATTCCTTCGAGTTATAAGGGTCAAATCCAAATGCGCGAATGTCATATTCATTCTTGATGATGTACTGGTCAAGCTCCTCATACACTGACATAGTGTCGAGAACTGCTCCGGGCATAACCACCAGTGAGTCTTCATCAATAAATGTCCTATACTTCTCTCGTAAAGCTATTGGTAACCGTTCAAACGTCAACTCAGAAATATAGTTACGAGTTTTAATACCAAAAGCTCCACCACGTAATGGAAACAGGAAAGAGAAAGACTCAAAGTCGTCTCCCTGTGACATATCCGCTCCCATTGCGCACGTCATACCCCAAAATTCTTGAGGTTTGTGACATAGAGTCTCGTTGTATGTAAAGAAGTAAGTAAAACCTTCTGTGGGTATACCGAATCTTTTGGCTAATATATCATTCCTTGCCGAAGGAACGTTCTCTGCTCTTTCAACCTCTCTCTGATACGTGTCCCAAGAAACCGTGATACCAATATTAGGATTAGCCTTAATCCACATTTCGGGCTGTCCTACTTCTTTAATATCATCGAGCTTATACCACCAGATACTAACGTGGTCATTCTTGTAATCACCACGCAGTATGGATGCCAGCTCCATCTTTATAGAGTCACCGACACCATTTCTTGCTGTGCCCTCTGATGATACACAAACAATCTGGTAATCTCTAAGCTTAGAAGCACCCTGTTCAATTGCTCCGATAACGTCCTCACGAATATCTCCGGAAAGCCACTCATCGACCGTAGCATACTTACATCTCAAACCCTGTAACTTCGGTATAGACATAGGTTTTACCTCAAGTTTGGAGTTTGTGATGAAGTTCATGATACCATCTTTTGTTGATGTAAACTTCTTTCGGTTCATCAGGTCACCCGTAGTATTCTGTATCGAACCGTATGTTAGGAACTTGAAGAGTGGTCCTCTTGCCCTGACAATAGCTGTTCTAATAGTAGACATTACCTCATCTGATTGTCTCATTGTAGGCGCTACGGTTATCTGGGATGTAGTGGATTTATCAATGACAAGTCCATATGCCTGTACATCAGACTGGTATACTGTCTTTGCTGCACCTCTTCCGACAATAAGAAACTGCTTATTTATCAATCGGTGTTTAATTTTCTTCTTAACTTTTTTCCTTACTAAAGGGTCATACACCTCTACCGTCTCGAAATAGTACCAACCGTAGAGTTGTTCAGCCCAAAGCTTAAAAGAGTCCAGCATAACCATATCTGAGCCATCTGTCAAGCACATTTCGGTTTCACAGAACCTTATGAATCCCTCAACAGCGGCATTGTCATAGTAATAGCTTGGATTATCAATGAAACCATCGATGCGAGCCATCTCCATAGCTATCTCATGACTAATAGGTATGCGTCCTCTTAGCACATCTTCCTTAAATTGTCCATAGTATTTAGGTGTAGCCGTGTTTGATAGCGCCATTCAGCCACATCCTCTCAGACAATGTTTCTTTCGTCCTCTGTGGGACCGTAATCTTTCATTGCTGCAATAGCCTGTGAGAACAATTCAGTGAGTTGTTGATTAGCTCTCAGGCTTTCTGTCTTTGCTTCTATGAGTTCTCGTTGCCTTTCCAATATCTCTTTCTCTATTTTTTCTCGACTTGTAGCGAGTTTTAGATAGTGTGTTATTACCTGTGAGGAGGCAGTTCCTTCTTCTAACTGCTTTTCAGCCAAGTCGATAGCCAGAGATATAAGGCGACTCTCTTTTGCCTCCTCAGATCGATATGGCACATGCATAATAGCCCTCCCAAAATGTACCCCCGGAGAAAATCCTAAG